GGTCGATTATTCTTTCTACATAATTACAAGTAAGAATGAACCGACAATGTTTTGAAAATGTTTCCATTAGGTTTCTCAATGCAGCCTGTGCATTTGGTGTAAGATAATCACACTCGTCAAGTATAATCACTTTCAAGGATTTGAAACCAACAGATGAAGCAAATGTTTTTATTTTGTTTCTAACATCGTCAACTTTATTCTCATCAGAAGCATTGATATACATATAATCACAATCAATATTGTTGACTACTATCTTTGCTAATGTTGTCTTACCAGTACCAGCTTTTCCAAAAAGAAGAAGGTGAGGTACATCTTCACTTTCCAGATATACCTTCACTTTTTCTTTAAGATGCTCGTTACCTACATAAGTTGATAAGTCTTTTGGACGATATTTTTCTACCCATAAAGAATGAGACATTAATCTACATCCTGCATAGCTACAATGAAGTATGTAGAATCATAGTCATCAATCTTGAAATTAACTTTAGCTAATCCTTCAGTTGAAACTTCTAAAACTGCTGATGAACATTCTTTATTAGCTACTAAAACTTCTTTGAAAAGATTAGCATTGAATGTTATTGGTGTATCAATATCACAAGAATTACATTCAACAGGAATGTTAACACGATTTGTATTTGTTGAAGAGTAACCAATCACAACATCACAACCATTACCATTTTTAACTAATGTAAATGTATCTACATCATTCAATGCACTCTTACCTTTGATAAAAGTGTTAATAAAATTAGTATCAAGTTTAATTTGTGTTCCAAATTCAGGAACTCTTTTCATAGCTGGTGGATCTGATATAACTGATAAGTCACTTAATACATAATCCACAGACACAGGTCCGTTCTTTACTTTAAGTGAAACAGCTTTATCACCGAATTTTGTTAAGTCTAATGAAACATCATCACCTAACACATTTATCAAACTTTTTAATTGGTCTGTTTGATATACACCAATTTCAGCTTCGTCAAATGGAAACTTGTCAACTTTTACACTACCCAATAAAGATTTATCAGGAGTTACAAATGATGTTGATATTGTATCACCACTTGATTTCCATTTTACTGAATTTACATTTCCACCCAAATTATACTTTTGAATGAATTTATCTAACTTACTTTTTTGCATCTTACATTTCTCCTATGTTTAAGATTTATCGTTTAATAATATAATACTTTTTTACTATATAAGTCAAGCTTTTTTTAAAAAAATCTATCTAATGTATTTGCTTTATCAACAGGCATATCCCATTTCAATGCCTCATAAAACATTCTTATTTTCTTCTCTAATGCTCTTTCAAATAATTTATCATAATCCACATTTTGTTTTATGAACTCCATAATCTTTGGTGGGTCATCATAACCTTTAAAACCAATTTGTTTTACATTCATTGTATTTGGTTTTAAATAAACCCATTTAATCTTTTCTGATGATTTGATTTTTTCAGAATTTCCTAAATTCCAATACTTCAACAAATCATTGTATATCCAAGCAGCTTTAACATGAACAGGCGTTCCCTTATACATCTGTGTAAAAATACTACCTTCACCATATATTTTTCTATTACTATGTCTTTTATCTGCAAACTTACTTAATCTCTTAACACCAGTTGGAAGAGCAATATCTTGAATATCAACTTTTTTCATCAGCTTTTTAAATTCTACTATCTTTTCATCAATCTCATCTTTATCTACATTACCTAAAATATCTTTCAATACTTGTGTCATCAATTTCCTCATAGCCACAGGAAAATTACTCCTCACAATATCTAAACCTTTTACATCAAGTCTATCACAAGGTACACCACCATCATTGATAATCTGTTGTCCATATCTTTTCTTCGTAACCCAAAACGCTGACTTGGCCACACACTCCTGTTTGATGTCAAATCTGTGCGTATCACAATTTAGAAACTTTTTAGCAAATAGATTGTAAGAATTGTTGATGAAATCCTGAACAATCTTTGCTGTTTCTAATATCTTCTCTGTCATAAATTTGTCATCGCCTAAGTCAGCATTGGGGTAGTCTTTTTTAATTAATGGAATAGCCGAATAAAATACAGAATCTGTATCAGTATAAATACAATAATCTTCTTTATCATCAAGTTTGTTATTATAATATTTATTGGTTATTCTCTCTGTAAATTTTATTAATTCTTGTCCAGTTACAGTTGTAGCTTCAGCGTTATCTACATCATAAAATCTAAACACAGGTAATCCTAATACACCATAAAGTGAATTTAAAATAATCTTTTGAATGTGTTGTCTTCTCTTAAAATACCCATGTTTATCATCATTTTTTTCTTCACCATATTTCTTCATTAATCTTTTATACTCAACTCTTTCATCAAACCACTTCTCTAACAATGAAGGTATCAAACCTTTTTTATCATTACGATACATAATACCATTTGAAGATATAGATACTTTATTAGATTTAAACATACTATCCAATTCTTCATTATTCATATGTCCTTGAGTTTTACCATTCTTCTCAAGTGAATAAGTTTTACTCACACCCTTGATAAATTCTTCAGCATCCCAACCATTCACTTTACCAAGTTTTGTTTCTGGTGATATATTCAAAGTCATAATTGTTGAAGGATACATTGAAGTTAAATCCAAATCAAACACCCACTCATATCTACCTGGTTTTGGGTCTTTGACATACGCACCAGTAAATTTATCGTCATCACTACGATTCATCTTAGATCTAGCATCTAAAGCTTTATTAGGTGCAACAACTCCAATGTTTTTAAGATAAACAAGAATAGCACCTTCCAAATATCTACTACTGAAGAATACATCTTCGTAAGGTGTATGACCTAAATGACTTACACCACGAGCCAAATCAATAAACTTTAACTTATCATCAAGAGCCTTTACAATCTTGACATCATTCAAGTTATATTCAATATACTTGTTGATATCAGTTTCATATAAATCTTGTAGTGTTCCTTCATATTCAATCTTACCAATACCAACTTCAAGTTGTCCTATGAAATCTAATCTGTATGATGATTGTTGTGTATATGTAAACCATTTATATAATCTCATATAATCGAGACACGATACACCAGCTATCTTGTATCTTTTTTTGTGTTCTGAATAAAATACTTCACCGATTGGTGATAAAGAATTTGCAAAACTATCTCCCATAATTCTTTTAGTTCTATTATATAAATAAGGGATATCAAATCCATCAATGTTCCAACCACTTAATATTGTTGGATTGATTTCAAGATATTTTTGATAAAATCTTTGTAGTAATTCTTCTTCTGATTGAAAGGACTCAACAACATCTGTATTTGGAACATCACCTAAAACAAAACAAGAATATTTATCCATTGTTTTATCATAAAGAGCTATTGCTGTAATTTTGTTTTCTGCACGATTAGCATCAGGAAAACCATCCGTTACCTCACACTCAATATCAAAGTAAACTTCACGATGTCCAACTGATGGCTCTTCTGAATCTGAATACATGTCTACAAGAGTTCTCGTTTCAATGGGCACATCAGATTCAAACACTCTTCCATTCTGTAAATCATCACCAGTCCAAAAGTTTACTTTCTTGAGTTTATCACCATATAAGGAACGATGTGTTCCTGTTTGTGATTTTAGGTAAGCATATGGTTTATATTGGAATTTAGAATAACCTGTTTTGTCATCCCATAAGTGTATTTCACTACTTGTCTTTGTTCGTTTTACATAGATGTTTTGGTACAATTATTTCCTTTTATCAAATTTTGGATTTTCTTTCGATTTTTCTGATATTGTGACTATATATTTATCAAGATGTCCACATTCCTCACACCATATTGGTTCACATTCATTACCATAAACAAAGGTGTGGTTTTTACAATACTCTTTTGCTAATTTAACATCTTGTTCTATATCTTTATGAAGAATTGGAAGTTCTCTACTATTGTCAATTTTCCAATCACATGTCTTACAACTTTTCTTTTTCATCTATATAATATACGAATTATTTTATTAAGATCCAAATACTTTTTTCTTTCCACCCTCATATTCGTAAGCATGACCATTTTCTATCAATAATTGATTTACTGATTGTTCATTCCCTTTAACGAATAGTTCGCCGAGGACTCGTCCATATTTCCCAACACCGTGAGATTTTAATAAGAACTTGCCCTCATCCGAATTTTCTAATAAATCTTTTACATAAGCTTTAGCTGCTAAACCTTTTTTCTTTTCTTCGAGGTTTCTTGTTCTTGATTCCCAAGTATCTACACCCATAAAGCGTATTCTCTTTTTAACCCAAGTATCAAAACCCAAGTCAATCATTGCATCACAAGTATCACCATCAACGACTCTTACAAGTTTTGCTGAATAATTATGTTTTTCTATTTTCTTTGCCATTATATTTCTCCATAAATTTTATATAATCTTTTTTAACTACTGATATGTATATATCACCAAACCAACCAAATACGACATCATCAAATTCTTTTTCCATCTTAAATCCATCTAAACTTGGTATTTCCATATGTGTATAATCATTTGGAAATGTAACTCTATAACTCATTTTGTTCTCCACATATTGTTTCTACTAATTTATGGCAAACTAAATAAGGGTCACACCAAGCAGATGGTCGTCTATCTTCAAGATATCCTTTACCATCTCTATTTACTTGCCATGGAACTCTAACTGAAGCTCCTCTATCTGATACTCCCCATTTGAAAGTATCTATATCACAAGTTTCGTGTTCACCTGTAAGTCTAAAATCATTACCTATTCCATAAACTTCTATATGTTCATCGTGTTTTTTTGATAATTTTTTAATTGCCTTTTCAATTATCAAATCACCTTTTTCTTCTCTCATTTTTTTTGTAGAAAAATTTGTATGAGCACCAGCTCCATTCCAATCACCTTTAACAGGTTTAGGATGAAGTGAAACTTGTACATCATATGTATAACAAACTTTTTCCATAAGCCAACGAGCAACCCATAAATCATCTGATATTGTTAAAGGATTATCGGCACCTATTTGATACTCCCACTGACCGAGCATAACTTCTGAATTAATTCCACTAATCTTAATACCAGCTTTAATACATAAATCCATGTGTTGATTTGCTATAAATTCACCAGCATTCCTTCCACAATAATAATCACCTTGTGGAGGTGGTTCAGAACCATCTTGTGGCCAACCAAAAGGTTTTCCATATTTGAATAAAGTATATTCTTGTTCTATACCAACCCACACATCTTCTTTTTTATATTTACTGTTTATAAGCTCTAATTTATGTCTATGATTAGTTGCATGTATAGTATCATCAACATTCCATACCTCACATAAAACCAAATATGCATTATCATCTTGTAATGGATTTTCATATAATTTGATTGGTTTTAAAATACAATCAGACTTATGCCCCTCGGCTTGATTTGTTGATGAACCATCAAAACTCCATTCTGGACAACCTGAAATAGTTCTATCAAAATCATCTATCACTTTTGTTTTACTCCGCAATTGAGCAACTGGTGTTGTTCCATCTATCCAAATATATTCTAACTTAGTCATTATATATCTCCTATATAAACATACTTAAAAATACCAAACCTAGTCCGATACCAGCTACAGCCCAATCAAATGTGTTTGAACGAGGTATTTCAATACCCATCATTTTCCACGGCCCTTTTGCTGAGAATGGGTCACCTAAACAAATATAGTTTAGTGCTCTCTCATAGACGAAATATCCTATCATCCAAGAACCTAAAAATGTAAGTAATAAACTCCAAAAAGATGTGAATAAGAATGCTGAAAAGATACTTCCAACCATTCCAATATTTTCACCTAATCTCCAAGCGTGATAATCAAGATAACCTACACCATCTCTTTTACCTTTTGATATTGAACCGAAAATAAGTTTATTTTCTTTTCTTTCTTTTTTACTGGCCCAAGTGTATCCTTCTGTACATCCTTCACTTAACCAATAAATAACCATTGTTATTGTAAATAGTAATTGTCCTATCATTTTTTATCTCCTAAAAGTGTTGCCACTAAGTGTATTCTGTTTTCTTCCCCACCATTAAAAACAGTGTGGTAATTTCTTGTATCTGTAAACCAAACTCCACCATCAGCTGGTAAGTGTTTTAATCTGTCATCTATTACTAAATGAGCTCCTGGATTTGTGAATACAGGAATATGTATTCTTGGTTCAGGGTCTCTGTGCCAACTTAACGATGTTCTTGGTTCAAGTAATAATAATCTAAATCTTCCTAATACATATTTTTCAGATAATTTATTATATATTTCTTCAAAGTATGTTCTTTTGAAATCTTCTACAAATTCTGTGTATTGACTTTCATCAAAATATTCTTCTCGTTGAACTTCTACACCAGTTGAGTCGGGTTTAGTCCAAAACACTCCTCGTAACTTATCACCATCAGCTGATGATGGGTCACCTGGAACTTGTGTCATACATAAACCTTTTACTGTATATTGTTTCCAAGACATCTTTGTAAATAGTTCGTTTGTTGCTGATTGTAACTTTTCTATATCAAACTTTGTTGGTAGTCTTCTGAAATGACTCATTATTTTTCTCCATTAATTAACCAAGATGATGATTGGATTTTTCCACCTCCAACACCCCATAGCATTGTTACTCCCAACTCTTTACATACACCTAACTCTGGTACATTGTCTTTACCTCTATCTCCACCATTTGCAAAATATATCTGATAATAGTCAACCATACCTTGATGTCCCACATCTTCATAATTATGTTCAAATTCTTCACCATCATAAATGGAATGAACTCTACGAATCAAATCACTTGCTGTATCATCTGAATCATCAAAGGGTATGACTTGATTTACATATTTAAACCCCTCAAGTATTTCTTTTCGTTCTTCAAACTTCATAAATGGTTTACCTTTTTTACGAGTTAACCAATCATCTGAATTTAATCCTACGATTACTTGGTGTCCTAACCAACTTGCTTCTCTAAACATCCTCAAATGTCCTTTATGAACAGGGTCAAAACCACCACTTAATACTATGATTGACCTTCGCCAATCTTTATTCCATTGTCTATTCATTCATTCCCCCATGTTTTTTTGGTAAACCATATTTGTTTACTCTAATATAAACCATTTTTTCTATACTACAAACTATTCTATCTGCTTGTAAACTTCTAACATCACAAGCTATTGTAACAGATGTATTTCCTATTTCTAATGTTTGCATTCCAATCTCCACCACATCACCTTCCAATACTGGAAACTTAAAATTGATTTCTGATATATACTTCGTGACTATCAAACCCGTATCCAATTCCAAACAAGCGTGAATGCCACCCTCTTCGTCAATCCATTTTAGAAGTTGTCCACCGTGAAGAGTTCCACGAGGATTTAAATCGGCTGGTGTAACTAATTTTCGTGTTAAAAACTTCATTATACTTCTTGTGTTTCCTTAATCTGTTCGAAATCAATCTCACAAGTATCATTGTTACAGAATTTTTCAACTTCTGCTTCTGCACCTTTAACTTGTCTGAATGATAAGTAACTTAATTTCTTAACCATTTTATTATATTCTTTTTCAGTAATCTCTTCATAAGGCATTTGTTTATATGCACCTAATTCTAATTTAGGTAAGAATGAAATACCTTTTAATTGATATTGAAAATAATCAAGAGCTGATGCTAAATGTTTACCTTCTTTTTCTGGGTCAAATGTTACAGTACAACTTACTTGATTGTCTGCCCAATTCCTTTGCATGAATGCTGCTAAACATAATTGTTCCCACATTGATACATCATTCACAGTTCTAATACCTTCACCTACATCAACAGGAACTTCAATCACAACTGTACTATCCTCACTACCGAAAGCTGGTTCAATTTTATAACCAGCTTTTTCCAATGGTTTAATCAATGGACTCATATTTGATAATCTAATTCTTCTGATATAAAATCTACTTTCAGGGTAGTGAAGTCCAGGTGTAGCACCCGCTAATAATGAAACTGTACCACTTGGTTTTACTGATGTAGTTTTTATACTACGAGGTACTGCAAACCAATCTGAATATCCTTTATCATATTTTTGTAAGGCACCATATCCTTCTTCTAACCATCTTCGTAACTCACCTTGTCCTCTATGAGTAATGAACTGAGCTATACCACTTACACTACATCCAATCCTACGATTTCTTAACATCACACGATTAGTTTCTGGCCAATGTGTTTTTCCAAGTGTTACTGTTTTTGCATATAAATATGCATATTTTAAAGTTGTTATATAATCATCTAAATCTTTATGATTATCTGGAAATGTTTCTACTAAACAACATAACTCATATGATTCTAATGATTGTTCAAGACAAGGATTACCACCTGCTACTCTATGGTCCTTATCATCACCACCATTCTTCATTCTTGAATAGTGTCTCATATTATCTAACCAAGCAAGTCCTGGTTCTCCATTGTCACAAATTCTCTCTGCTATATCTGTATAATCTTGTCCTAACTCAGCAAATACTGAATTGTTAGATGTCCAACCATATTGTTCTCTATGTGGATTTTTCTTATAATTTTTTAAATTGATATATTCTTCTGATTGTGGGTCACCAAATACTATTTCAGCAGTTCGTCTAACATTACCAGCTACAACACACTTACCAATCAAATTCATTATATCTACAATTGTAGTTACTGATATTGGTTCACCTATATTTTTATCTAATACTTCCCTGATAACGGTGTGGACTTCTTTAAGTGGTTTATGTCCACTTGATACACCACCAAAGCCTTTGATTGGTGCACCTTCTTCTCTAATTTTTGTGTAATCAAAATCGACTCCTGTTATACCAAGAAAATAACTATCTAATAATCTTCTTACAGATTCAACCCAACCTTCTCTCGTATCAGGTATCACATATGTTTCTTTTTCTCTGTCTTCTTTTGGACCTCTAACTACAAATTGTTCTGCACCTTTTGTATCAAATCCTACACCAACACCAACCATACTAGCATCCATTAAGAATGTAAATGGTTTAGATAAATCTTCCTTTAGATTGTTAGTTGATACAAATGCACAATTATTAAGAGCTGCATATAGATTTCTTTCTTCTGTGATTGGTGTTCCCATAGCCCACAAACCTCTACCAGGAGGTAAGAATTTCATATTAAATATTCTATCATACATCTCTTGTGCTGACCTTTGTGCTTGCCACGCATTCCACCCTAATTGATGTGAATCTATCCATTTCTTTTGCATATTATATGTGCCTTCTACAACTCTACGAACTGTTTCCCACCACATTTCATTTTTACCATCATCTTTTAATCTTGAATAGGTTCTCATATATACGAGTTCACCTAAACCATTAAAACCAAAAGGGGCTCTTTTTCTCTTATATCCGTCTATAAAATTATCAGATAGTGCAAATTTTTTGTATTCCATTTACCTACTCTCCTTGAAATTTGTGATATATATCAACCTTTGAGATATGAACATATATAAATATCACTTTAACATTTTCTTCTTAACTTTTTTATTCAAATAATACACATAAATGTTCTTAGGTTTTCTATCAACATAAAATATACCATCATCTTTTGCTCCAGCCTTTTTAGCTTCCCATCTTCTTTTTAATGCTCTACCATAAGGTCTGTGTTTATTGTTCATCGAACGACCATGAAACTCTCTACCATCTACCATTAACACTTTTGATGCAGGTGATTGTCCTAAATTTATAAAATTACTAGCTTTATATACAATTCCCTCATGACCATGATGTAAATCAGAATAAGATATTATAACCTCCGCATCTGTATTCCGTTTCAACCATCTCAATGTTTTACCTATAAAAAAACTCTCTGTATTTGTAGGTGTATCATCTATACAACACAATCTTCGTAACTCCCAACATCTTAAAGGGTTATCAGGGTGATATTTTTTTGCTGTATCGGGCATTGCTGGTTGTCCATATATCATAGCACCAATCATTCGTGGTAACCCAAAAGGACCATCTGGAGAGTACAACCCAAAACACTGCCTATGTTGTATACCACCAGCATAATGTGAATAATGCCATTTCTCAATAAAAGCTTGAACAGCCTTTTTGTGAACAGGTTCTATTGTAAAATCACTAACTTTCATATACCCAATAATCTTCGGGTATTTCTATATAACCACTCGAAATTTTTTCTTTTTTTTCATGATTTCCAAATTCTCTACGATATATAGTTTTGCCACCATCTGGTGATTCATAAATATATTTTTTATTTTTTGGCATTTTTCTTTCTCTTTCTTTTTGGTGCTTTACCACCAACCCAAGCTTCATTGAAATCTTTTGTCATTTTATTATCTGCTAAGAATTTACCTTTTTTACCTCTAGCTCGTTTTGGTTTTTCAGCCCAATCTAACCATTCTTTTGTATGTTCTTCTGTAAAACCCTTGGCTCTTCTATCATCTGTTCCTCTATCTTCACTTCTTCTGTCACCATTTCTTTTAGTTTCTGGTCTCTCACCATTTATTATTTCTATCATATCATAAATTGCTTCTAAAAACTTATTCATTCATTAAATCCTCATATCTATTGGATAACATTTTTTTCATTAAGTTATCTCTATTGTCTATTTTATCTTGTTGTTCTTTACCACCCACAGAATTACCCTCATAGATATTGATAATACCTGTGTTAGTATTTACTTTAGCAGGATAAGTAATACCATCAGGACCAAATCTATTTTTGATTACATGGAATCTACCCGTGTTACCTATCTTATCTTCTACTTTTCTCGATAACGACATCACGAAATCAGCCGTCATCACTTTTTGATATGACTCTGAAACCTTTTGAGCTTCAATCACATCTTCGTCAAGAGCACTTCTATTAGCTTGTGATGCTGTCCATATTGGAATCTGAAATTCACCAGCAAGTCCTCTTAAATCTTCATAAATATTTCCAAGTGCGTGTCTTACTTCTCTTGAACCACCTGTATCTTTCAATATATCAGCATAATCCACAACTACCATATCTACTTCAGTTCCAAGATTTATAATTCTTTTCAGATGAGCTGATATTGTATTTACACTAGCAGTTTTGGTTGGATAGTATTTGATAACCAAATCACCTTTTAATTTTTCCATTTCAGTTTGAACATCATCTTTATGATATTTCAAATTCTGATTTGCAATACCTGTAAATATACTATCGTATCTTAAACCTACATAAGCCTCATTTAACTCTAATGAATAATGAACTATATGTTTTCCTTTTTTCATTGAGTTAGCACCAATTGCAGCCAACACCCAAGTTTTACCAACACCCGCAGGTGCTACAATCACACCAAGTTCTCCACCACCAAGTCCACCTTGAGTTAGTTCATCAATTACATCCCAACCAGTTGGAACTGTTGTTCTAGCGGTTTCTGAATACCTATCTTCAATGTGTTCAATGTATTCGTGTCCTATGTTTCTTTCAGTACCAGCTCTTAAAGCATCATCTACAATAACTTTTATTTGTTCATAGTCACCTTTAGTTTCTAATATCTCAACTGATTGTAGAATAGCACTTTTTAATGTTTGATTTTTGAAAAAGTCAAGACACTTATCTTGTATGAAATCTAAATCAGGTGCTTCCATATATCTAAACACCTCTTTAAGATTTTCAACAATAGATGTTTTCAATATATCATTCTCAACTTCATTAACCTTTACTTTAAATACATCAAGTGTTATACACTTTCTATATTCATCAAAATAACTTTTACATTCCTTAACAACCCACTTTAAACCATCACTATCGTAATTACTTTCATCAAGTATATCATGTATTTGTTCAAGAAAAGTTTGATTAGTCATTAAACTAGCAATTGACTTTACTTGAAATGTATGTCCAAAATCTGTTAACTTATCAGCCATTTAATCCTCTAAATCTATCTAATCTTGTAAATTCCATAATCCAATTATCAAAGTTTTTGATAGCTGATTGTAATTTATCCTTTAAAAACATTGTTTGAAATCTATATTTAATCAATTGTGGAACTTTACCATTTACTGCTCCTTGTATTTTCATCTTCGTATGATTTGGTATATCCACATTATTTAATTGCATTAATAAGTAATTTCGTTTTATTAAGTTACTACTTTTTTTTATATTTTCCAAGAGCTTTATTTTAGAATCTGATTTTTCTGCAAATTCCAATAAATCTTTTGCAGTAAATTTTTCTTGACCCGAAAATTGGGGGCAGAATTTTTTCAGGGTTTTAAGTCCTGCACCTTTAATTCCGTTTATATTATCAGATTTGTCTCCATCTAATATTCTGTATGTTAAAATATTGTGAGAATGTATCCCATATTCTTCAAATACAGCTTTTTTGTTATAAAGTTTCTTTTTTGTTGGACTCCATATTTTTACTCTATCATCTACTAATTGAATAAAGTCTTTATCTGTAGACATTAATATTATATCACTTTTTGGTAACAATTGTTGAGATATATAAGCCATTGTATCGTCTGCTTCTATTCCATCAATTGAAACTAATGTTAAAGGTAGTTGTTCAAGATACTCAATCAACCTACCCATTTGTTGTTTCATAGAATGTTGTTCGTCTTGAGGAGCTGTTCCCCAATCCACATTACGATTAAGTCTTCGTTTAACTTTACGAGTGCCTTTGTATTCTGGATATATCTTTTGTCTTCTTTTACTTCCACCTTTTCCGTCAAACACAATGATACACCTTGATGGTTTTAGTATATCACAACTATATCTAACTGATTTTAAGAAACCCATCATTCCACCAATATGTAATCCGTCTTCGTTTAATGCAGGATTAACTGCGAAGGCTCGAATAAATGTATTCAAGCCATCCACAATTAATACTCTGTCGTTTAGATGATTTACAACTTTGTGTGTATCATCTTTTGTTTGGTCTAAAAAAGATAAATATGTTTCATTTAAGTCTTTTTTAGATTTCATCCACAGACTCCTCAGTTTCAGTTACATCATCGATACCTAACTCTTTTGAATCATATTTCAGAATGCAAGCATCACAGATTAATCCGTAACAATAATCTTTTAACTCTTGATTTTCTAACATAAGTTTTTCAAAATCTTTAGATAAAAATTTGTATTCTTTAATTAATTCACCAGTTTCAGTATCACAATGTTGTAATGTATACCAAGCACCACCAACTTTTATAAGTTTGTGTTCTTTCATTACAGTTAACCAACTACCAAAGTCATCAATACCTTTATCAAAGTAAAGTGGGAACTCTACAGTCCTCATTGGAGGCCCGAGACGATTTTTAATCACTTGTCCTTTGATTTTAATACCAATAGTAACTTTATTACCATCTTTGATTTGTCCAGCATTTTTGAATCTAACACGAGTTGATGAATGGAATGGAAGAGCCTTACCACCACTTGTAGTCCAGGGGTCTCCGAACATTACACCCAACTTTTGTCGTAATTGATTTGTGAAAACCAATGCAACTTTTTGTCGTGCTATCATCTGTGTTACTTTTCTCATAGCTTTTGATATGATGATTGCTTTGGCTGTTGCCCAACCATCTTTATCAAAGTCAGCATCCATTTCTTGTTTAGTAGAAGCAGCTGCTAATGAATCAACCAAGATTGTAACTAACTTGTCTTTATTTGATTCTCTGATTTTAGTAACAATTGTTTCAATGGTATCAAATATTTCTTCACAAGTTTCAAGATGAACATATAACATTTTACTTGTATCCACACCAATAGCCCTCAAGTATTCTTGAGATACTGCTGATTCGGTATCTATATAAACCGCTATACCATCTTGTTTTTGTGTTGAAGCTAATAGATGAGAACCTATTAGAGATTTACCACTACCTTCTAAACCATTTAGTTCAGTGATTTTACCTACGGCAACTCCACCATTTGGTTTATTAGCAATTGCTAAATCTAACATCGTTGAACCAGTTGAAATCCAACCCGTCACATCAGTAGGATTACCACCTTCTTCAAGAAAGTAAGCAACTTGTTGATGTTTGAACTGTTTATTTAGTTCATCGGCTATTATCCCAGCCAATTCGTCTTTTTCTGACATATTGTTCTCCTATGATGTTATGAGTGGGAGAGTGATGCTAAGAATACTTTTATTCTTGTGGAAAGTTTCTTGTGTGAGAATATACATCCCACTCATAAATTAATTTAATTAAGTATTGAATAACTCATCAAATGCATCTGACACATCTGCTGTTTTTGCAGTTTCAGTTTTTTCTGCAACTTTTTCAGTTGTAGTTGTAGTTGATTCTGCAGTTTCTGTTTCATCAGAAGGATTCAGATAATTTTGAAGAGCTTCTTTTAACTCATCATAAGTAGGTTCTGTATACAACTCTGTCAAGTTAGATTGATTATCAAAAACTTTTTTTAATAAATCAGCATCTTCTGTAATCGGAGTCATATTTGGTTTAACTCTTACAGTAGTTTTACCATATTGATTTCCAGCCTCTGCAGGAGTCTGTCTATCAATACCAATATCTCTACCATTAGTAGCATCTGTTATGTCACCATAATCAGGGTCAGCAATTACACCAAGAAGTTCTTGATATACAGTTTTACCGAATCCCCAAAACTTAACACCTTCAGATTCTCTGCCACGAACTATTACAGGTGCAAAAGTTCTCATTTTAGGTTCAAGTCTTTTACCTTGAATCCATTCATCTTTATTACCTGTTGATTTTAGTTTTTGAGAAAATTCTTGAACTGGGTCTGGACGACCAAATGATGCAGGTGATAGGTAAGTTTTATTATTACCTAAGTTATAATGAAAGAATAACTCAATAAATGGGTTATCTTTATTATGTTTGTAAGGAACAATACGAACAACTTGTTTACCTGGTTCAGGTTTCCAAAAGTTATCTTTATTTGAACTTGTTGATTGTAATGTTGCGAGTTTGGATTTGATTGCATTTATATCCATTTTTTACTTCTCCTATTGTTTTATCGTTTATCGTTTATTAGTTATGGTTTTATGAACCATATAACCTATTTTTTTCTATCTCTATAATATATAACAAAAAAGCAATATAAGTCAAGCTTTTTTTTATTTTTTTTCAAATTTTTTCCATTTACCTATCGGACACTCCGCAGTTGCATAATGACACTTAACATTCATAAAACAACCACATTCTGTACATCTACCATCTTTTTTATTAGTATCTGGATTAGTTTCATCGTATTTGAGAAGTGGGCATTGTTTACAAATTTCCCATCTTTCTTCTGCAACCTCTTGTGGAACTATAACATGTTTTCCTTTTAAGAATGCCTTTAAACTTTTCCAATGGTCAACAGCAATATTACGAACCATTTGAGATGCTGGTGGAAGTTTATTTTCTTCCTTTAACATCTCCTCCGCTTCTTTTGTTTTTTTTATTTCTTCTTCTGTAGCTTCTCTATCAACCGTTGGTTTTGGTTTGAATTTAAAACTCATTTTACTCCAAGATGTCTCATTAATTTATCAATTTTAAATTCCAATGTATTGATTCTTTCATCGACAGGAATTCTATCGACTTTTTGTCTTTCAAGCATTTCTTTTCTTTTTCTTAATTGTTGTAACATAACATCCGTATTTGGTAACTGATTCATATGATTATTTTCATTCAACCATTTTTGATATTTTGTTTTCCAATCATTAACTATCTTTTCATCATCAAGATTTGAAGGTGGTGGTGGTGGAGATGTTTTTGGTTTTGGTGTTTCTTCTACTATTTTTCCATCCGCCCATTGTTTAATTGTGTCTTCATCTCTCCAACCACATATATGATTACCATTACTTGCATCTACAAGCCATGGTGTTCCACATCTTAAATCATATTTGTTTTCGATTTCTCTTTTTAAACCTTGATTGTCTTTATCAGTTAAATCAAGTCTTAAAATATCATAACCCTCTTCATTTAATTTTTCTACTATTGGATCTATCTTTTTGCAAAAAGCACAACCAGTAGAATAAAAATAATATAATGTTGATTCTTTTTTAGATTTTTTAGCCATTTTTATAACCTCTCTATTTTCCTAAATCTATTATCTTATAGATTCTCGTATTTATTCTATTTAATCCTTCTGAATTTGTTATAAGTAACATATTCTTAAAGTTTTCCCACGGCACCATAAACTTTGCGTCCATAACACCATTGTTTAAATTCTTTATACATTCATTTAATGCATTTATTGTATATAATGTATTTGAATATTTCTTTCTATGTAAAGATATAGTTCCTGCAACTTTATTATAATCTACACCACCTTTTGTATCTACATTATAAGTACATATTAATTCATTTACATTGTTTTCATTTTGTAATACATATACTTTATTAAACACAATACTATAAACATCAGTTATCTTCTTGACTATTTCATCAAGATTATCTTTTGTTGTAAATGAACATAGTAGTTGTGATTTCATTATTCTGGAATCTCTTTTATGGCATCTTTAAATTTTTCTTGAACATCTTCGGGCCATTTAGTAGAATTAAATGTCCCATATTTCAAAGCAAATGCCATCAAATTGGTTTGAGCCATTTCCATAGTTGGACTTGAACCTATTCCTCTTGTTCTAGCTTTCATAAAAAATAAAGGATATGTTTTATTGTTTTCATGTTTAAATAATATATTACCTGTTTCATAATCCATATCTATTGATTCCATCACCACTTCCTCTAAATCATCAATGGTCATAGTTCCATTTCTAACTTCAGCTAATACACTTCCAAATTTAGAACCAAATAAATCAACCAATTTTTCTTCATTTAATACAGCACCATCAGGTTCAATACCATATAAAGTCATAAATCCACTTACACCACCTTCTGTAATCTCTTTATTTAATCCTAATGTTTCCGATATGTGCATCGACTTCACTATATGTTTTTTCATAGCTTGTTGAGCTTCTGGATGTTTATTTAAAGTTTTAAATGTATTAGTTGTCAATTCTGAATCTACTTCTCTCAAATGATTATATTTATCCTTGTCGTAAATAGCTGTTATTTTTGCAAGAACTTTCTTTTGGTCACCACTTAATGTTCCATTTTTTGTATCTTCTAATAATTTTGGATTTCTTAATATTTCCAAATATTTTTCTCTCTTTTCACCAGAACCAAAGTATTTTGATATTAACTTATCATCTTCTTTTAATAATTTATCAACCATCTTATTTATAGAATTTGAATCCATATCTTTTGTAATGGTTTGATACCTTTTATTTAAACTTTCATTATATGATTTAATAGACATTGACTTTTCTAATTCACTAAAAGCTTCCTCTGACATAGATGGTTTTAAATCCTCTAATAACTTTTTAGATTCTTTTGCCCAACCTTTATTAGCTAAAAATACAGCACCTGACTTTTTAAGAGACAACCCGATAACACTTCCATCATTTGTTTGTATAAACATATCAGATGAAGTTTCTAAATCTGGGTCTACACCTATAGCTTCTCTTCCAACTTTTGTATCCCAAGATACATTTTTTATATTCTTAATACCAATTTCTTTATCTATACGATTTAAAGTTGATATTGATGCTTTAACCCACTTCTTGCCCTCTTTACTATTCAGTATGTGGTCATCTGAATTAACAAGTTCATCAAAATATTTTTGAATTTCTTCAACTGATTTACCTTCTTGTAACATTCTTAAACCTTTATGAACCATAGCTTCACCAGCTCTTGATTCGGGTGTTCCAGCACCAACATCTTTACTACCTTTTTTAGCAGCCTGTTCTTTTGCTTTTGTCTTTGTCATCATAAGTTGAGAGTCTGTTATTTCGTGGTCTTGATTTATATTTTTATCAGTTGGTTTATCATCTTCTTTTTCTTTCTTTTTAGCTTCTTTTGCTTTTTTACTTCTAGGATGTTTTTTTATATAATCTTCTTGTTCTTCAGATGATAATTTACCCCACCAATCATCCTCTTCATTTATCATATTATTTATAACTTTATAAATAATATCATTTGGAATATTTAATCCTTCCATTGACTCACGAAGTTCTTGAATGTGTAGTGTATTTTTTGGATTAGGCATTCCATCGTGAACACGATATGCCCATTCTACTAAAATCTCTTCTATGATTTCTGAAATATGTTTCATTTATAACCTCTTTGTGATATCCTGCATTTCACCATAGTTTAAACCCATTTTTGATTTGGTATAAAAATAAGGTTCTTTATCACCTGGTACATCAGTTTTAGTTTCTAATATCGTTTTTATCTCTTTCAAAGTTTCTACTCCATCAGATTTAGAAAAGTCAAATAAGAAACTATCATATCCATACAAAACTAATTTTGTATTCTTATCTGATAAATAGTCTTGAATTAATAAAATCTTACTAACATTCAATTCTGTTTCTATAGCTTGAATTAAATAATTAAAAAGTTTATTCCTATTTAAATCTTCGTAATTAGATAATATTATTCTCCGTCTATAAATATCAGTTAAAATGTATTTATTCTTATTTATTTCTTTCCATTTATCATTAATGAATTTATGTGTTAAATCAAAAAATGGTACTTTTTCTCGTGTTTCTTTATCAATTCCACCATATAATAATTTAAATGATTTCTGTTTTGATTCTTGATATGAACACTCATACCATTTAGCTAAATGTTCGTGAACTGAATTTTCATCAAATGTATGGTATCCAACTAAATATGCAATTATTCTTAAATGATATGCATCATAATCATATTCCACAAGATAGTCATTTTCAGATACTATAGCTTTTCGTTTATCAGGTGGTAGAGCTGCAAAGTTAACAGAACCAAATGAATTACTTGGACGACCTGTTGTTGTCCATAGATTGTAATTACTATATAGTTTACCATTAGATATATGTTTTTTTACTCTCATATCAAATATATCACATACATCATCGGATACTTTTACTCCATTTTTTTCAATTGAACCGAAAGCTTCTGTGAAATCATTCATATAATAGTCATCAGTTCCACCAACATATGCTCTAGCCATTCCCCTATAAACCTCACTACAATACTCATTATGTTTCGATAATGGTATGATTTCATTAAGTTTTTTAACATTGTAGAACTTATTACTCAAGAAATCTATTGCATTATTACGAATATTATTCTCAAATGGTTTACCTGTATCTATCCACCATATAAAGTTTTTATCCACAACATCTTTAAATTTATAGAAATGATTTAATAATTTTTTATCAGGTGTTTGAATTAATTTATCATTTAACCACTTATAATCTTCCATCATTTTATCTGAATCAGGATGATGTTGGATTAAAAAGAATGGTTCTTCTGCAGATTCTGGTTGACACCATAAGGCTGATAATCCATTGTTTTTATGTAATGGATGTAAGTTTGGATCTTTGAATATAGGTATAACACAATACATCGTATCTTAATATAAAACCTTTTTATGAGAAAAACAAGCTTTTTTTTATTTAACATTTGAGCTTTGAAATGACATTCTAACATAATGTCCATCAGGATCAGCAGGAACTACATAATCCTCATGCATCACACACCAATATTGAGGATCTTTTGCGTTAATAAAAAGAATATAATACTCATCCTCATAAAGTCTACAACCCATAACTTGCATAGAACTTTTGAATTCACTGATATGTTCATCTAGTGGAGGAATACCATATGCATATGTATATTGATTTGTAGTGGACGAGTTGTAGTCGTCTTTTACTTTCTTCGTACTGCCATAGGCTTTGAAAGACTTTCCGTTATACTGCCAAGAGGTATATACCTCATTTCTATAAGAATTATAACCTTCTGCTTTTGTCTTGGAGAGAAACTGGTCTGATGGCTTCTGCCATGATGAATTAGCTTCATAAGTGCTTCCATTCGGCATTTCTGGTACACCATATTTAGGTGCCGTAAGTGTATAACTATAATGAATATTCCCTAGTTTGGTTTTTTTAACTGTGGTGGTGTTGAGCTTTGGTTGTCCGGGTTTCCAATCCCAAGTAACATAAGGTCCTTTTGTAGTTCCAAATCCAGCTCCAAAAGTTTCATGATAATCATCACCTTCCAAATATTTTTTATTTTTATTATCATTAGCAAATTTTGACCATTCGGGCTTAATACCTTTAATGTATGGATATTGAAGGGAAGCACCTATAATCTTTCCTTTTTTTGGTTTTTTAGTACTAACTATTCCAATCGCATCAAGTTTAGCATCTGAATTGTAATTCATTAAAGCTTTACAAACTTTTTTATTTGGAAATAAAAACTCTTGCCCCTTATCTTTCCCATCAGCCCAGTTAAGACCTTTCATAGATAAAGCTTCGTGGTCATGGTTATAAGCATTTTGATTTTTTTCTATAAAAGCTTCTAACCAAGCCATTGGTGAACCAAATCCTCGTGTTTGAATCATTCTTGATTTAGGATATGTTCCAGTTTTCCCTGAATCTTTATTATTTTTAGCAATATGTTGGTTTGTACATATTACATCACTATAATCAAATGGCATCCAAACTATTCTTGATTTTTCGTTGGCTGTAACACTGTCTATTACTCCCAGTTTTTCCCGTTCTTGCCAATCAAGATTCTTGTATCCCACTTGAGTATCAACTCTTTGGTCAGCTGTAATAGTACCTGTACATTTAAATCTTAATCCCAACCCACAACTTCTAACACCCATGCATGAATTCTGAAAGTGGAATGGTCTGTTATTTTTCCCGACTACTGTTACTATATCAGCACCACTCGCTATATTTATTGCACCTGCAGCAGTTTTAAGTGAAGCATTTGGTGGTGTTAATAATCGTGGTTCACTAGGGGCAACAGGTGTAACTTCTGTCATATATCCTGATAAATCAGCTAAAGTAAATATATTAGTTTCAGATGTAGCATGAACCTTGTGTTTAGTATAAAATTCTGCAGTACCTGAACCTAGTTTACCCGCACTCTCTATACCAGTAACATATTGTGAAGTAATTACAAATTTTCTATTATCATCATTTACTATTTTAGATTTATTTTTTTGAGTTGGCCTTATTCTAAATTGTGTTGTTAAAGTTGTAAACCAACCATCAGGACCTACTTTTTGTTGCACACTTATAGTTTGAAAATAAATATTATCTCTATACATTTTAGGTAAATAATTTACTCTAAAAATATCACCAGGTTGAATTGCAGATATACCATAAGTTGTAAGAGTTAATTTCATTGGAAATATACTAGGTCGTTTATTTGCCAGATATTTTACTAAAGCAGATCTCATAAAATAATCCTTAAAACCATCTGCTAAGTTGTAACCTAATTGATGCATTTTTTCATCGTTTCTTTGTATTCTTGCTTCTTGGGCTTCTTTTTTTAATTGTTTTGCTGTTGCTGAATTCCCTGAAGCCGGATTTAATTCATTTCTAAAATGTTCCAACTTTTGGGATACGATACCATCACCATAAACTGTAGATAATGCTAGACCATCATCAAAAAATCTACCTGATTCCCAAAAACCAACCATAGTGCTTTTATGGCCCTCATTTAGAACAACCCCATCTGGAACTACAGATTGTGCCCATCTATCCACACCAGTATCAAGAGTTGGATTTAGTTTACCAGTAAGACCCTTTTTTATATAATCACCATATTGTTTTCTAATATTTGGGGACATGTTCATATCTTGTCTATATTTATTTGACCTATATGTAGTTGTATTAGGTAGATAATTTATATATTTATCATCTTCAGTATGACTAAATAAATCTTCTAAACCTAAATTTTCGTCTAATAAATTATTCATAGGAACCAATGGATTATTACCAGATAATCCTTGAATAGCATACATATTTCCTATGTTTCCATCAGGCATACTTAATGATACATCATAACCACTTACTATTGAATTTGGTGACATTACATCAAAAAGAAAAAGTTTCTTAAATACAGAAGCTTCTTGTGTTTCGTATCCTCTCTGAATTCCGAGAAAATTGTTATCTGAAATTGCCAAGCTACTGTCATCTCCCTCTTTAGCGGTTATTTGCCAGTCAAAAATTCCAGATGAATCTTTATTGATTTGTTGTAACATTTTATTTATAGCTTCTCTAGTGTTGGATGAAGATTTAAATGCATCTTTTACTACCTCTATATCGACAAATATTTCCCTAAGTGGTATTTGCTGACTCTCCAAATCATATTCATAATATTTATATACATCCAAGTCATCCTTTGTTCCTGGCATTAATTTTGGATATTGGTCAGTAGGATATTTACCCGCACCGTAATTATATGATTCCAACCAAATTAATTCTCCACCAGCTGCTTCAATTTCAGAATTATAATTTGTAAAATTATCTTTAAGTGCCATAGCTTCAGTTGTCGCATGATTTTCTGTTTCTTTTTTTGTATCTGATGTCCAATTATTGGCATCTACATATTCTTGTCTTTTTGCGTCATAAAATCTTTTATACCTAGCTTTATAAAGTTGAGAAGTTTCATATTCCACTTCAGCTTCTTGTTTAAAATCTATATATTGATTCAATGAAGGAACTATTCCCCACCTCATTGGATACAGAAAACATGGGGGTGTTTCTGGTAAACCATCATGTGAACTAATTGTTTGCATTTGAGCTATCATTTTATGCCATGTAGTAAATGATGCAGATGAATTGATAGTAACTTGAAAATTATCTGTTTCATTTAGTTGTAGATCCTTGTCATCCGCAGAAAATCCAAATTCAGAATTAAGTATTTCGTCTTCAATTAAACCCCAACTAACAAATCTGGATAACCCTTTATTGTAAACAAAAACACCAGATGCTATAGACTCAGCTTTGGGATTCATATCTGTCTGCATTAATGATGACTCATCTATAAGCTCTTGTATCACTTTTTGATATACATATATATCATCAGTTGTAGAATTTGCATCCGGCATTGAATTCCATAAAGTCCATCTTTCATCATCCTTACCCCATTCGTTGGTTTGTTTAGATCGAACACCACCATAATCACTATACATTGGTGTACCATCAGGCATTAATTGGTCTTTATATAGTCCATAATTCTTGTCACGGGTGGACCCTCCCCTTACAGAACTATTATTCCATAAAGCTCTAAACATTACTAAATGATCTAATAGATAAGATATTCTAGCAGATAATATCTGTCTATTATAATCTGAATCAATTAGAGCAGCATTTTTTGATGTTACAGTTACAGAACATTCAACAGTACCATTTGGTAGTATTGTTGAATCATAATCAGTAACAAGACCAACTAAAGTATCTACATCACCTAAATGTTGACCAATAAAACTATTTTCCCCATCAAATAATGCATGTTGTATTTTATGGTCTTTTAAAACATCTGCTGGGTCATATAATGATGACCTTAATGAATTCCAACCATAGTCAATAAATACTTGAGCACCTGGTTTTAAAAAATATCTATTATATATTTGGTCAAAATCTGCAAAATTATGAACTGCAAAATTTATTGTAGTTTTTTTTATTGTTCCCATATAGCCTTCTGTTGAACTATCCATTGATATAATTCCAGCAGCTGGCTTCATAAATTGATTATCATCACCTTCAATTCTATGTTCAGTAGGGAAAAGTTGTAATTGTTTTTGTTTAGCAACCATAGAAGTTGCTTCATCATTTGTCACTGGAACCGTTGCATTATTCTCGGCTATAGGCTCATTGTCTTCGTTTACAAAATTTGGCCATTTTTCTGAAAATTTATCAGACATTGTGTGTGTTTTGGGATCATATTCTCTAGCAAAGTCTCTAGTATAACTTAAATTTATTTCTTCATTTGGTGCAGGTGGAAGTGTGGATGTAATATTAGTATTTAACATGTATATTCTTTTCCAACCTTCACCATAAGAATAATATCCACGATGTTTTCTTTTAATATATATTCTTTTTGTATCTGGGTCTTTAATAACCACAACGGTTGGATAATTTGTAAATTTATGGTTTGGATCTTTAGCTTCTTCAGCGTCTTTAATAGCTTTTTCTATTGTTTCATATGGAGTATCTTCCTCCATCGATTCTCCAATTTGTATATATTCATCTGTATCATCAAAGTTTGGAGTTTCTACTAATTCCACTGCAGTCCACATACGAATGAAAGGTGTTCTTGATGATAAATCTGCTTCACCGGCAAATTGATTTGCTAAAAGTTCTTGATAAGTATAAAAACCTTTATTTGAAGGACCTCCACCCGTAGACCTACTATCTGGATACTTTGATGGATTAATTTCTTCAAATGGTTCTTTGACTCCTTCGGCAATCAATGCTCTAGCTTCAAGTTTTTTCTTGATTTTGGTTGGAATATCTGAACCAAATATTCTTCTATTTATATTCACCTAAATACCTCTTGCTGCTTCACTATTTATTGGTATTCTCAAAGATGTTCCTGCAGGTACATTCATTGTTGATAATCCATTTACTTTTGCAACAAACCACCATAAATTTGGATTTCCATAAAACCTAAAAGCTAAATTATCACATCTATCACCTTCTTGTGCGGTAAAATACATATCTGAATTTTTTTCAGGTACATTAGAATACAATGTAGTTTCATAATACCATTTATCATTTTTATCTTTTTTTCTTCGAGTTCTTGTATTTCTATATCTTGTCATTTTTATCTTCCTTTACACATTACTATTAACTAGCATCATTTATTCCAAAAAATGCTGTGTCAGGTGTTGCAGACTTAGTAGATGAGTTTACATTATTTAATGCAGGCACTGACCCATGAATAACTTTATATTCTATAGTAACATTAATAAATTTTGGAACTCTATATCCTGCTTCTGTTTCCCAAGTTGATTCTTCTGGAAAAACATAATTTAATGATTGAATGAATCCTAACATTTCATGATTTGTTTTTCCATACAATTCACCTAATCTAAATTTTGTTAATGGTGGTTTCATTCTAGAATTTCCAATCATGCTATCATCTGCATATTGAGGATAACATAATGAAGTTAATCTATTTAATTTTTTATATATCATTGTTAATTCTTTTGCAGTTTGTGCAGCTACTTTCAAAGTAAAAGATACATCCCTTTCAGCTCTTTCATATATATAAACAGGTTCACTTCTTCCTACATAATTTGTTGGTGTCCAACTTGGAGTAACAGTTTCCGTCAAGCCTTCCAAATATGCTCTAAAGAAAATGTATGCATTATCTCTTAAATCTCTAAAATACATAGGCATTCCCCATTTTTTCTTGAGAATATTTTCATCTGTCTCAGTGAGTTTGGTCAATGACCTGTTCATATAGTTCAAGGTGTCACCCATCACTTTTAGCCCAACACCCTTATGTAGAGGTATCATTGTCATCTTATCACCACTAATAAGCTTTTTAATTTCTTTTCCACCGAATAATGCAAACTTACTATCACCTAGTCCTTTTAACTTAGATGTATCTCCTCTGAAACTATTTTCTAAAGCATAATTAGCCCCTTTCATACCTAGATTACCATCCAATAAATCTTTTTCATAATTACTTAGTTCAAATAAATGTTTTTTAAATAAAAGATTTGGTGTTGTTCCAAGTAATCTTCCCGCCGTTGCCATTAATGTTGTTAAGGGGTTATTAAATTCATTATGTCTTTGAGCTTTAAGCTCTAATATATCATCACTATTTGTAATATCAGGATCTGTTTTAGTAGTATCAGTTCGTTTTGCTCTCACAACAGTATTTGGAACAAGACCATATACATTAGTGGCAAACATATGAGCAATACCATGACTTGAAGTTAAAAATTTTCCTACTCTTAGCCCGTCAGTTAAAGCTCTTACGATTGGAAAACTACGATTTGCAGCGTTAATAGATCTTCCATCTAAACCTAAGGGTGGAGCAAGTCGATAATCGTAATTAGTGATATTATCCTGATTAGATGGTATGGCACTTACTATATATGGTTCGTGCGTTTGATTTTGTGCCACAGCACCTGCTAGATTTACACCACCAGATGTGCCTATCTTTTCAATATTACTGTCTCTTTGCCACCCATAATGTTGTACTTCACCTATCTGATATCCTATTTTTAAAGTATTTCTGTTAACATTACCGCCATATTCATAAGGTGAAAATGGATTTTGTGGATCTGTCAAAATTAGATAATTCGTCTGAGTTTCATTAAAAGGTGTATGATTGGGGTTATATAAAGATCGATAACCCCCAGATGCTCCTAAATCCTTACCTACAAAGGTTGTATGCATCATTGATTGACCACCATCGACACCAGCTGTAGCAAATGTGGCACCACTAAAAGGTACCGCTTTATTGCGTGTTGATATGTATGGGTTTTTATTAGTAATTTGTATACCAGTATTTTTCGGAATTCTCGGGTCAAATGTCTCCAAAAGATAAGGGTGACCAAAACCATCTAAATAATCTAAATCTTCACTTACTATCCAATCACCACTTAATGTACCATGCATAAAAGAAGGAGGTTGTCTTAATGCTGTATCAAGTATTGGTGTTTGACCTGGAACCATAGGACTATCACCATAATACTCAGAAGGAATAGTTACTCCACTATAATTTCCTGGTGGCATACTTTCACCATCAGGGGTGGCATTCATATCAAAATTAGTATCTGGATATGCTAATGGGAAATAAGTTGTATCAAGTATAGGTAGGTCTTGATTATGAAGACCACCACCAAATACCGGAATTGGTTTGGAAATAAAATCTAATCTACTATGCTTTGTAAAATGTTCACCACCTGCATTTATATGAATACTTTTATTCAGATTAAAGCTTGTATCTATAAGTGGGGTAACTTTACCGGATTTACCTGCGAGTTTATTTATAATTGGTGTTTTTTTCTTTGGATTAAATGTAAGTTTATTAATATCATCAAATCCACTATGATGTTGTATATGTTGTGTGCGGTCTTGTGGATGTTCATGTATACTTCTACCCGACACATAAGGAGTTTGAGGAATTAATGGAGTTGGTTTAATTCGTGGAGAATTTGACCCATCAAATGTTTTCCCAAATATACTTTTTAAATCTTCTAATGCCATTTATTTTTCCTATTAAGCTCTTTGCATATTATTATTTCTTAAAATTTGATCACCAACTTTAGAACCTACTGAATTTCCTAAACCTCTTATTACACTTCCACCAGTTCCAAAATAAGATGCCATTTCTTTTCTAAGGTTTTGTAATTCACCTTTTATTGCTTTATTTTCTTTTTCTAATTTTAATGTTGAAATTTCGGTTTGATTATCATTATTTACATTAATTATAGAACTCATAAATTTTTCATTATCAGTTGATAAATCTAACCCACCTTCGTCTCGGGAATATACTAAATCACCAGTTGATTTTACATCTCCAACCATCATTGGTTTATTTAAATTGTCTAACAGATTATTAGCTCCTTCAAGATTTAAAGGACTAACAAGGCCATCTATAATTTTAGATACTGTACGCTTACTTGTTTGAAAATCTGGACTAAATGTTTCTTTTGTTAATTTCTCAGCTATTCCAGGAGCAGCTACAACATCATCATTTTTACTTAATTCAAGTAATTCTCCTTCTTTAGTTGAAATCTGTGTTTTACCATCTGCAGGAGAAATAACATCACCAACAGCTGTTTTTGCTTTATTAATCTGTGACCATAATTCCATTATAGCCACTGCTGCGAGTGGAATACCTAATCCCAATGGTATCAGAGAAAATGTTTGAACTATACCTGCTATAGCCCCAATAACTGCTTTAGCTGCCATAGCTATTAAAACACCTTTCAGAACATTACCAATTCCAACACTTTCATCGAGACTAATTAAAAATTCTGCAGCACTTTTAGCCATACCTATCATTGGTTTAACTAACCTTTCAAACATGCCTTCTATTTGAGGGCCATATTCTTCAATCAATGTCAATCCAAATGCTTTTAATTCATTTATTGTTTTAGCGATATTTGACATTGATTCTTCTGGTATAAGATTCGATAAATCTTGTTTCGCAAGTTCGCCAGCTAAAGTTACTCCTTCTTTTTCCTTTTTGACTATCTTACTTAATTCAAATGTACTCATACCTAAAGCTTGTGCTAATGCTCTTCTTTGTATAACATTCATTGCTTCAAATTCAGCTTGTGAACCAACTTGATTAACTATTTCTTTTTGTAAACCCTCCATATCACCAGATAATGCTAATTCTCTAGCTTTTTGTAAGTTTACATTTCTTCCTAACAATATGGAAGCTTCGACTTCAGAATTTAATGAACTTTGAAAATCTAAAAGTGAATTAGCAGTTCCAGCTACGGTATCCAAATTTATTCCAAGTTTTCTAGCTTGTATAGCTGCTCTTAACAGATTTTTCCCACCATCTTTTGCAAATTCAGCAAATGTCTCTGTGCTATCAGCTATATCTTGTAATACAACATTTGGTGCAACTCCTTCAGCTACAGCTAAAGATGCGGCAGATTTCAAAAGATTCGTTGCCATTTCTGTGGATTGTTCAGTACCATCACTAAACATACCCACAAGAGTAGCACTTTGTTCAACAGCTAATCCTGTAGACTTAGCTAAATCACCAACTGCACCAGACATTTTTATAGCATTGTCAAAACCTACCCCAAATTCACTGGATAATTTTTTTGCTGCTGTGAAAGCTTCTTCACCTTCAAGTCCCATTCTTGTAAATTCTATATTTGCTGCTGCTAAATCATCTCTAAAGTTTGTGACACCTAATGCACCAAATTTTTCACCAATTTTATCAGTCATTGCACTGAACATAGTCAATATACCAATTATAGCTGAAAGTGGATTAAATAAAAATGCAGTTATAGTTGAACCCATTCCACCAAATAAATCATCAAGTGCATCCATTTCCTTATTTAAATCAACTGCCAAACTCACTTGTTCTCGTTGAGCATCAATTTGGTCAATCATATCATCAGTTATATCATCTTCAAAATCTTGTTGTGCTCTTGCAGCTTTTAATTGTTTTAATTTATATGCTAATATGTATTTGGAAAATATAGTTTGTCTTTTTCCCATTGAAAGTCCTAATTTTGCAACCCTTGATTGATTTTCTGCTAAATCATTATTTTCTTTATTTCTTTTTGTACTATCAGCTAATACTTTAGAGAGTTCTTTAGCAGTATCAACTATGTCTTTATACTTGTCACCACTTGTGAGTATAGATTTAAACCAACCTTCTTGCCTTTTCGTTAGTTTATCAACTTCATCAGCTAAAGATCTAACATCTTCTCTATTTTGCACCCAATCTTCTTTTGTATATTTTTTTGCCATTTAGCTATCTCGCTCTATTAACAATATCTTCAAATTCTGCTCTAGGTAATTTAACTTTTTTACCCCAGGTTTTTTCTATATTTTTTTCTAAACGACTTTGTGTTGCATTGAAGTCTTTAATATTTTTCTCAAGTTTAACTTTAGTTTTATAAGCGTCTCTTTTTAATCTAGATTTACCTTTAAATAATGCTCGTAAGAAAGTAGAAATTGCACCTTCTTGTATAATATTTGTGGTATCCATATAAGATTTTTTCTTTGACATAATACTCTCCTAATTAGATGTATCTATTCATATATAAATATCAAATATCTAAAAAATTATCGTTTGTATTTAGATTGAGATTTAGATTTTTTTTGAGCTTCTTTTATTTTTTTACTTTCATGTTCCTTAACAGATACAAGTTTTTTATAATAAAAATGTCTTAAATATGTAGGCATGGTATACACATCATCATGAGTAAATCCTTGCCCAAAATAAATCAATTGGAATATTTGTTCGTGAATTTCTGGTTTGTGTTTAGGATTTAGGCCAAAAAAAGCTAACCGTCATTGGTATATCTACCTCGACGGTTTCTCCTCCTATTTCTACATCTTGAACCAAATTAATATCAGGTGATAATCTTGCGATTTCCCCTCTTAAAAATAAAGAATCCCTAGCTAACATATCAATAACAAAATTATTAATTGTAGATTGTGAATTATCACCATCAACTGATGTAATTGTGTATCTTAATCTTGTTGTTAATTCAGGTGATATTTGTGAATTTATTTTATTTGAAGCTTTTATATCCTCTGTTATTTTTTTCTCTTCTAATCCTGTTAATAACTTGAATGTAATAGTTTGTTTTGATACAGGTAATTTAATTTCAAATTCATTTGAAGTAACTTCCTCTGGTAATTTTTTGAATGGACAATCAGCTAAATTAACAGTTGTTGTTATTGATGCTCCTGTTTCTGGATGTGTAACTTGACATTCATATTCAGGGCCATATGCTAAAACTCTAGCTGCGACCATTACTGCATTTTTATCACCCAACACCAAATCATCGGTATTAACTCCCTCCGTTAAAATAAGTGAATTTAATAATTTATCAATCACAACACCTTTTTTAATAAGATTTTGTGATGTTAAAATATCTTCTTCTTTTGCAGTCATATATTTAATTTCAATTTTACCATCTCTCAATGGATGTCCTTCTGCATAAACTTTACCTTCACTTGGTAAATCTATAACTTCACTAGCATATTTTTGTTCTTCTGCCATTATAACCTCCGATTATTTTGATTCAGAAACAGATGCTTGTCTGTAACTTGTAACTAATTTTTTTATTTCACCGATAGATTTTCTTGCTCTACCACCAGCAGCTTTATTACCTTTTGATGAAAAATCTCTATGATTTTCTTGGAAATCTTCCCATAAATTATTTAATTCTGTATATAAATTTTCTGTTGACATTTTTTTCTCCTATAACTTAAACTTCGATGGCTCTTCTGAACCATCCAAGCCAAAATTTCTCTTGTGTTGGTTTATCTATAACTATGTTTGCAAATCTTAAAACTCTATAAGCCCTTACTCTATCTAAACTGATATTTTGTATGGCTTTTAATGTAGCTGGCCCTATACCACCATCTACATCTATTTTATTTCTATTTTTAGAATTAGCAGCTTGTTGTAAAACCTTAACAGCACCACTCCTACCAAAATTAACACACATATCAAAGTATATATGTCTTAATTGAGAAGGAACTTCATCACACTTACCTCGTCTCCAATAGTCTGTATGATATATTTTTTTGGCCTGTTCTTTGGTAAGATTTTTGATATCAACACTTGGATACCATCTTTTAGCAATACCATACTTGGTTTCACCACCAGCATCATCAGGGTCATTCACATAACCACCTTCGTGTTCTAAAACTATATCTATTATTTCTTCAAATGTTGTTTTCATTTTCATCTCCATATATAAATATATATAAAATAAAAAAACCCTTAATTTTTTATTAAGGGCTTTTTCAAATTATATTTTATTATGATTTATTAGAATTTAAGGATTGCGAAATCATATCTTAATGTGCAAGTGATTTCAACTGGGTCTGATGAATCAAAAGCTAAATCACCAAAATTAGCATTTTGAATAAACGCACCTTTTAGAACCCATTCTTCAACAATATCACCAACAGGTCCAAGTAGATTAAATGTTACATCTTTTTTGTAAAAATCTGAATATCCATCTCTACCAGTTACAGATTCGTGTGATAATCTAACCCATTCCATTACTTGTTGAGCAGCTGAGGGAACAACCGGGTCATATAAAGTAATTTCAAGTGGTTGCCATCTTGACTTACCTTTAACATATCTTGTTACATTCATATGTTCAAGTACTACTTCATCTGATTCTATAGTTGGTCTATTTGCAGCTTTTATCGTAAATGCATTAATCCCATCAACTTGCATTACAAATCTATTTTTGAGCTTTGGCTCAAATGGTTGAAACATTATATCTTGTGGTTCTAATAAAGCCATCTTTTTTCTCCTAATTACATACCTTTACTTTCATATATAAATATTAAAAAATATAAAAAAAAGGGATTTATATTTCAAAATCCCTTTTCTTTTAGTTATTTTATCTAACTATTACTCTGGAAAGGAAGCACCAGTTGGTTGTATTGTAAAGTCTAATACAATAAACTCAGCTGTTCTTGTAGGTTGTAAGAATAATTGTCCGATTAATTGATTTCTATCAATTGTATCAGGTGTATTATTCGTATCATCCATTACAACTCTAAATGCAGATAATCCCGAGTTAGATTGAACTTGTTCAAGGAATGGATTAGCTATTGATAAAAATCTCTGACGAGTTGCATTTGTATTTTGTTCAAATACAAGAAATCTCGATGCAGAAGCGATAAACTTCTTAACTCTGATTAATAGTCGTCTTACATTAATTCTATCAAGTGCTGATGCCTTTTTCTGTAATGTTTTTTGACCAAATACCGTCACACCCTGTCCAGGGAATGTTGCAATTGGATTAACATTTGAATCATATAATGAATCTCTATCAGCTTGAGTTAATTTTCTTTCAGCTTGTATCGCTATATCAATACCACCACGATTTAATCCAGCTGGAGCAAACCATGGATGAGCCACTTTATCATTAAATGCATAAATTCCAGGAATAACTACTGAAGGTGGAACCCATCTTGAATTCCCAGCAATTTGAGAATCTGGAATCATAACCCAAGGCCAATAAACAGCTCCATAATTTGAGTCTCGTGTTTCAGCTTCAGAAGTAACATTAGTAACTGTACTACCATACAACACAGGGTCAAGAACTGCAAAACAATCACCTCTACTTTCACATACATCTAATATTTTTGAAGCTATGCCTGAATGTTGTTTTGATATTACACCAGGAGCCATTATTAAATTAATATCATATTCATCTTGATTTGATAATAAATTAAGAGCTGTTATGTATGAAGCTCTACCTCTATTAAAAGAAATTCCAGTTGTATCACCTAAATCAAATCCTTGAACATTAGTTGTAGTTATTTTTTCATAAAAAGCAACTCCTGAACCAGTTGCTGTTCCATCTGTTCCAACTTGTATACCACCTACGGCATCAAATCCAAGATATCCATCTGAACCATTTGTAAATCCACCATTTGCTGAACCACTACCTTCAGCTGGTAATGAAGCAGATACATTTGCACCATTTTGATGGGTATCAACTACATTTCCATTTTCATCAATGTAATCTGATGTATTTAAAACGCCATCAACTCTAACAAGTTTAGATTTGTTTGGGTATGAACCAGATAATTGTAAGAATGGTAAAGAATTTTCATCTGTTCTAATAGTTTGAACTTGGTCTCCTACCACTTTTGATATATAATTTGTTGAATTTGGGTCAAGAGTTACATTATTAAATGTTTCTAATACTTGTTTTCTCTTGTGTATATCATCACCTCTTCTAAGTAAAAGAGTAAATGTACCTTTTTTATCATTTTTACTTGTAATTTCATATCTAATGTTATGTTTGGAACCACTTAGTAATATATTATTTGTTCTAGCAGTTTCATCAGCGTTATTTAAAATTGAACCATCAGATAATGTTTTCAATGTAAATGCATTTTTAGCTAGACCCGAAGCAGTTATTGAAGCTTCAGCTGGTGCATAAGCACCATCTAATATTCTTACAACAGTTAATGTGTCTGAATTTTTTAAATATTGTTCAGCACAATGTGATGTAAAGTATTGAACTGAATCAGATCCACTCTTGAAAACATCTCCAAACTTGTTTTGAAAGTCTGAATAAGATGATACAATAGTAGGAACTAATGCAGGACCTTTTACAGTTGGTCCTATAAGACAGGCACCTATATCAGCTACAGCAGCTGGTAAAAAACTTTGGTCTATTTCATTTGTAAATACACCAGGGGAAATTATTTTTTCGGCCATTTGATATCTCCTAAATTTAGATTATTATAATAATTTTTTAATACTTTTGTGCGCAAGTATTTTTCATATATAAATATATGAAAATAATATCAAACGCTGATATTATTTTTTATTATTCTGATTTATTTGCTGTGAATACACCTGTTTCAGGATTTAGGGAACCTTCACCATATTTTTTTGTGACTTCAGATAAAAAAGAACTTTCTTTTTCTTGTACTTTCTTATATTCATTATCAACTTCTGTTTGTCCTTTTTCTAAATTTGATAATTGCTCTTGAAGCCTAAGTCTAATTACATGTATTTGACCAAATCTATTTTGTATATTTAAATAACTATTTTGAATATCTTTGACCTGATTAAGTTCTTCTTCTGTAAATTTTACTTCTTTTGGCATTTTATAACCTCCATTTATGATTTGTTAATTAACTATATATAAATATATATAAATTTTAAAAACAAGTAATTTATTTTCCTACTTGTTCATCTGTAGCATCACCTTCAAATCCAAATACAACTCTTGATGGTGTTAGTTGTTTTCTCATATTTGATATTTTGTTTGTAACTACTGAATTTAAATATTCTGGTAATAAATAAGCTTTTGTTGTTAAAGTAAATGTTGATTTTATAAATCTCTCACCTTCTTGAGCCATTTCTGATGCATCAGATATAGTATCTATTGTGCTTATAAACTTTAAATCAGTTCCCCCACCCCAATAAGTATGACTGTGGTTTACGAATGATTCAATTAATGGATTCATCTGTTCAATGAAATTTGTCCATAATACAAAATCATAAGTTACATCACTATATGTTGGCATAGTAGTAACAATATTTTCATAAGATGGTTTAACATTTGTCAATACTGAAAATCTATCATATTGATTATCTTTACTCCAACTTGAATTTCTAACTACATTAATATGTTCATTTTTAACATCGTGAGCATAAGATTGTCCTGATAAATCATTTCTTGCAACTTCAGTTCTTCGTAACATTATCAATGGTAAAATTAATGAATTATTTTTATCTCTTAATACTCCTCTTTTTCTAACTGCTTTCCATCTTTCCTCATTTCCATAATACACAGGTATTTTTATTACCTCATTTGCTTCTTTAACTCTTGGTTTGATTATATTTTTTACATGATTTAAAATGGAAGCATCAATATCTTTAAGTGTAATTGCATAATTTTCTGAAAAGTTATGACCAGGAACAATTGTTGTTCCACGATTACCCCTAATAGTTTCAGCTTTTGTGGAAACTTGGTTAGCTCTGTTAATAGTTTCTTTATTAACTACTTGTTTATTTGTTATTGGTTTAACGGCCATTTCGTCTTCTCAGTTTTTTAAGTTTATCAAGTTTATTGTTTACTTTACCTTTAACTTCTTCTGATTTAATACTACTCATATCAGCTTTACCAATAGCTATTTCTTTTTTAATATCTACTTCAACAGCCTTTGTACCTGTTTGACTACTACCAGGTATATTATCTAATTTATTTAAAACCTTACCCATTAGTTCTTCCATTTGTAAATTACCATTTGATTCAGGTGTATAATAATGTTTTCTTTCACCATAGACATCTTCATCATCTCTAACATTACCACTTACCTCTTTTTTAGGTTTAGGTTTTTCTTGGTAATTAGGATTACTTGTATCAAACTTCGTAATTTTCTTTCCTATAATTTGTTGAACAGCCATTATTCATAACTCCCATTTTTTGTCCAAGTTGGTATTCCTGTACCCTCAGTAGTTAATGTTCCGTGATTACCATTTCCCGATAAATCTTCAGCACGAGTTCCACTACCTTCATTTAATCTCCAATATCCTACAAGATTACTATTATTTGTATGGTCATAACCCCATCCAGCATTATATACTGCGTTAGCAAAAGTACCATCTTCATCTTTTTCTGTATTGTAAATAGCTATTTCACTAAGACTACAAGCCCAACCCTGAGAGTATGGACTATCAGGGAGTCCATTAAAATCAGTACGAGCTCCTAAGTAAACATTACTTGCATCATTAACGGTATTAGTCCAACTTGGTTGCCAATTTGCAGTTCCCATACCATTCTCGTTTCCAGTACCACTATCGGCTCCATCTTTATAGATTTCTTTTCCATTTATCCATATCCGAACATGCCTATCACCACTAATGTCTTCGTGGTCATCACCACCATATGTTACAACCCAATGATACCAATTACCTGCTTCCATTCCGTGACCAGTTTCAACACCATCATTATGTGTATTACCATCCTTGGCGGCTGAACCTACACCCACATGCGTAAGAGTAGCAGATTTAATACCAAAATGAAATCTACCATTATTTTCCGACCTTCTACCTAAAGCTTGACGAAATCCACCAATTTCATCTGGTTTAATCCAAAAAGAAACGGTATATCCGTGATTAAGTCCAACTCCTGTACCATCATAATTATCAGGATTAAATGTAGTTTCTACAAAATCGTCTACAGAATCACCAGCAAATGTTAATATATAATCTGTATCAACAGCTGTAGGTACATCTCCAGCTCTTGTTCTTATTTTTTCATTTATATAATTTATATTTCTATCTATTAAAACATTTGTATCTTCAAATACTTTCCTCGCTATATTTTCATTTATCTGTAACAGATATATATTCTCTGGTATTTCTAACCAATTACCCCAATTTAATTTTTCATTACCTTGTTTTTTTCTTGAAACCTCAATCAACATAGGGATTAAATCTGAACTATCTACAATACCCATTGTTTTAATTTTATCTTCATATATTTTTTTTGTATTTGAAGTAATTGTATTTTCCATCCATTTAGATTGATTTAATTCTTCTAAAATAACAGATTTTTCTTTTTCTAAAGTAACCACTTGGTTAGCTAAATCATTACTTTCTTCTTCCAAATTTTGAATTATATTTTCTTTGTTTTTAATCTCTTTTTCAAGTTCTGGTATTATATCATCTTTTGTTAAATGATTTATTCCAAATCTCTCTTTTAATAAATCTAAACTCATTTATTTTGTACCTCGTTTTTTAAATCTTTTTATTTGTGCAGGTGTTCTACCTGTTCTTTCTAATATTTTATTCTTTTTTCTTCGTTCTTGTTTTCTTAATTTTGCTGCTTTATTTGGCATTATCTTGGCCTTTCTTCTATTTGTAACGATGATAATCTTGAACGATGTGCAGTAGCTTTTATATTATGTTTAAAATTTGGATGTCCAGCAAATAAATCCGGTTCTGCTGTTCCATTAATTTCCCAATAAAAATTATTCCAATCAACAATGTCACCAACCTCTGGATAGAAATTTAACGAACCACTTGATAGATTTTCTCTTTGAAAATACATTTCAATTGAAGAATTTAAATCAGTTCCAAACTCATCTTGAACATTATCAGGTTCATTAAATAGAATAAGACAATTTACTCTAAATCCGATGTCATAATATTTTGTTGTTGATTCACCATATATGTTATCATCTGTTTTGTCTATATTTACTTTATAAATATCAACAGATTGTCCAACAATCTCATCAATCAATTCTTCATTCATTTGATTGATTAAATCAAACTCTTTTTGTGGTATAAAAAATGGTTTTGTTTGAGACATAATATTATCCTATGTATATTTTAAGTGGTGCTTTATTTAATACTTGTTGTTGTGCATCAGCTTGTTCTTGTTCCTGTCTCGACCTTTCTGAAAGTGAAACTGCTTCTAAAAATTCTTTTATTTCTTCAAGTAATAAACTTTTTTCTTCTCTTCCTTCAGCCTTTAATGCTTCACCATCAAGTGATACTTCACCATTTGGAAGTGGCATTGAAGCATATTTACTTCTAATTATTCCAAGTAATTCTTTTGCTGTTGCCAAGGTAAATTTCCTAATCCAATTTCTACCAGCCGAGTTTATTTCTGTATATGTTAAAAATTTATATGGTATGTTTGATGGGTCTGATACTTTTGAATTTGTCCAATTTCTTGATGTCAATTGTTTATCTTCTTTTAAATAATATTGAAAATATATCTTATCACCTACATCATCTGATTTAGGTTTAGGAAATATTCTTAATTTATTATTTATTAATTCAAATGAATACGCAGATTTTCTGATTAAATCATTGGTTTCTATTGCATTTGCTCTAGCCAAGTCATATGATATAGGTCTTAATATGTAAGAAACTGCTGGTGATACATTACCCATTCCAAAAGCGTCTAACATTTCAACATTATCATATGTTCCAGCAAATGGATCATAAAATCGTGATATAGCAGCTGGTTGTTGATTAAAAACTCGTTGGATTTCAAGTCTCTCACCATCTTTTTCCAATGAAGCTTCATTTTCTAAATCATAAACTTGTTTTGAACTTGATAAAGATAATGAACCTGAATATAATGTTAATCCACCACCAACATTTACAGCCTCACCATATTGTTCAGCTAACATAAATGTTGTACCCAAATGTGGAGATTCTGGTTCATGTGAACCTGTACTACCCAATGCTGAACCACTTTCTCTAGCTGTTGAACCATAATGTTCCCATAACCAATTTTTTGTATTATAATAATTTATTTGTGCTGAATATTCAGAAACTGCTTCTTCTAAACAGGCATATATTGAACCACTATTAAACTCCAATTGCATAACGGGATGTCCAAGTTTTTGTGCAACATATTTAACAACCTGAATACTTTCTTCTTGAAAAGTTTCATCATTATCATATATTCCATAGGGAGTTTGTCCTACAACTTGATTTGCAGTTAATGGGTCTGAATATAAGTAATTAAATTTTGACATTTATTTCTCCAAATAGGTGTAATTCTTCATATATAAATATCAATTAAAACAAAAAAGGGTAAGATAAAAATCCCACCCTTTTAAGTTGTTTATTGTTTTAAGGTTTAGTTATTATGATAAATCATGACCTTGAATTGCTGTCCATGTTGACCCAACACAAACCAAAGTTAAACCACCTGCGGTTGCAGTATATGTTATATCACCATTTCCGACATGAATATCTTGATTACCACCACCTTCATTATGTTCTATGATTAAGTTATTTGTAACATCTGTACTTACTACTTGAACTACTTGCCCCGCAACACCACCTGTAAGTCCACCGATAGTTACATTTCCACCAGATTTATCTACAATTAATACATTAATACCACTTACATCTACTGCATCACCACCTGAAGTTATAGTTTTAGTAGCATTGATTATTGCTCCAGTAGCCGTACCACCATCTACTAAAGATACAGCACTTTCTTTAGCACTTACTTTATACTTTCCTATTCTTTTTGCCATTTAATTTCTCCTAAATGTTGAGTCACTACTCTCTAGGTTGTTAATTTTTTTATACTAACTATGTTTAGTGACTACTTTAGCTAGTAAATTATAAAATATAATTCATATATAAATATCAATACAAAAGAAAAACCCCCTAAATAAAGGGGGCTTTTCAACTAAATCAGTAAAGAATTAATTAACTTATACTAAGTTTAAATCTTTACAGAAGATTTTACCATAAAATTCAGGTCTAATCATTTTCTTAGCGTATCTGGTCATCACACCTTTTCTTGGAGTGAAGTCAGATGGATCATACACAAGAGGTGTCATAATCAATGGAACATATGGAGCGTAAACCGCACCTGTTTCAAGGAAGTTTGAACCTCTAAATC